GTGTTTACCTACCCTTCACACTAGAGTATGGTGAACGCTCAGATATGATTGCATATGACCTGTATAAAAATTCAGGCTATGATTGGCTAGTAAAATTTGCAAACGGTACTGTAGATCCATATTTTGATTGGCCGCTAACCGATTATAATCTTGAGAAGTTTCTAGAAGTAAAATACGGATCTTTACCAGAAGCACTATCAACTATACTCCACTACAAGCATAATACAGAAGACATCATAATTAACGTAGATACCTTTACTCTATTATCTGGCGCTGAGCAAATTAATTATACAGCAGTTAATGCTTATGATTATTGGATAGATAACAATAATAAGAAACTTATTACGAATATTATTGCACCAGAGTTTGCAGGTAATATTGATATTGAACTAGAAAAAAAGTTAAATGACTAATATTTCTACAAATAGTTATGGGCCAGGTGCTATTGAGATTGTAGAGCTGACCGCTGAAAAATTTGACAGCAGCAGAAAAATTGACATTCGTAGTATTGTTGCATCTATTCAGATTACAGCTAGTATCTCAACAGCAACTATGTTTGCTAAAATGATGCTAGGTGATGGCATAGATTTTCTTAATAATCCGCTATTTGCTTTTACTGGTGAAGAGTTTATTAATGTATCTTTTCGACGTAGTAATACTAATCAGAGATTTAACTATAAGTTTGTAGTAGCTACGCTTGACTCTGAAATAAAAAGCGGAGCTGGGGACAGTTCAGTATTTGTTCTTACTTTATTATCTGTGGATACGTTTATTGATTCCGGTGCGTTAAAATCTAAAGGCTATACAGGTACTATCACACAAATTATTCGTAGCATATTAGAAACAGAACTTAAAACTGAAATACCTATTAACGATGAACGTTTTGTAGATACAGTAGACGATAATACTTTTGCTTTTACTGAGATAAAACCTTTCGAAAAGATTGATATTTTACAGACAAGAGCCTTTAGAGAATCTCCATCTATTACTAGTATTTTTATGTTTTATGAGAATAGATCAGGTTATAATTTTGAGCCCTTTGAAGATATGATGACGCGTGCTGAGTCTAACTCTAACATTATAACTTATACTAGCACTCCTTTAGAATCTATCGACAGGGAAACAGAATTTAACGCTATTTTAAATTTTGCTCCTAGAAGTACATTTAATAACCATAGAAGAATGTATCATGGTCTGTATAATAGTAATGTAAAGCACTTTGATTTTCTTACAAAAAATGTTACTAAAGAAGAGATTTCTTTACTAGAAAACATAGATCAACTTCTACATTTAAATAGACCCGACCCTGGTGTGTCGACTTCTTTTAGTGAAAAGATAAAAACGTTAGGAAGTTTAACATATTTTATTCCATTTGACAGCTCTACTAATGATAGAACAAAAGATGTATTACTTAATAATTCACCTTTCTCTATATTACTAGACGAAAATACGCTACTTGTCAAAACATTTGGTAATCTACTATATGATGTCAGCGACCCTGTAAACGTTGTTATTTTAGACAATAATTCATTACAGAACGAAAACAAAAAAGAAGATCCAAGATATAGCGGTAAGTATATAATACATACAATTACTTACGAAATTAGTGTAGGTCAAACTGGGTATGTGATGTATAATAACATGTTACTAATACGCGAAGGTGCGTTGAGAAATACTGACTTCTATAATAAGCAGTATACTACAGACGATATTAAGTTTAATATTGTTTCTTCCAGGAATTAATCATGTTTACTAAATTTATGGGAACACAAGGCTTTTTTTGGTTCTTTGGAGTTGTAGAAGACAACAACGACCCCTTAAAGCTAGGTCGTGTAAAAGTTCGCTGCTTTGGATTACATAATGATGATCCAAATGAGTTAAGAACAGAGCATTTACCCTGGGCTACTGTATTACAGCCTACTACCAGTGCTGCGCAGAACGGTTATGGTATATCACCTACTGGTATCAGGCCCAACACCAGAGTTTTTGGATTCTTTGCCGATGGTACAGCTGCACAATATCCATTAGTGCTTGCTACTTTGGGTGGTATTAATAATGGCGTACCTATCCCCGGTCTTGAAACACCATTACCTCTCGAAGAAATTCAAAGACAATTACAAGAAGAAATCACTAGAGATAATGAAGTAGTTGGCGTTGTAGGACCATTAAGTGAAAGCCAATACAGAGAGTTTAAAGAAGAGATTCGCAAAAGAGAATCTGGTGGCGCCGGTGGTGACTTAAGAGCTCGTAATAGTTTTGGTTATGTTGGTAGATATCAGTTCGGTGCTCTAGCTTTAAACGATACAGGTTATGTAAAGCGTAACGTTACTCAAAATTCACAGTTAACTCTTGCTAGTTCTTGGACGGGTAAGGACGGAGTTAATAACTTAGATAATTGGTTTAATAACGAAGCAGCCCAAGAAAACGCCATGCTTGCACTTACAAGAAAGAACTACGACACTTTAGTTCGTACAGGTGCTCTTAGTACATCATCTACACCCAGGCGCGTATCTGGTCTACTAGCAGTATCACATCTACTAGGCGCTGGTGGTGCCACCACATACGCAAGAACAGGTAGAGGTGCGGATGGAAACGGTACTAGTGGTAACGTTTATTATAGAGCTGGTTATAACGTAATTACAGATGATTCACCTAAGGTAGCATAATGGCAGTAGATCCCAGCGAACGCATTGCAAGGTTACAAACACCTGGTGCACCACTATCAAGAACAGCAGTAGATCCAAACCCTGCTATAGACGATCCTAACAATGCATATGCATATGAGCCTAGTACTAATAGATTAGCTCGAGGTGTAGCTACTGGTACAGTAGTAGAAAGAAAAGACACAGGTCGTAGAAGAGACGTTGCTCAGGCACTGTCTAGTAATACATGGGATGAGCCTGAATCACCTTTTGGCGCTTCATACCCTCATAATCAAGTATTTTCTACACCTAATGGATTAATTCAAGAATTTGATGATACTCCGAATAATATAAGATATCATCTATACCATCCTTCAGGCTCATATACCGAAGTAGATAATAACGGCACTGAAGTAAGAAAGATAGTAGGTGACAATTATTATATTGTAGAAAATAACGGTAATATTTTTATCGGTGGTACTGCTTCCGTTACTGTTCAAAATACATGCAAAATATTAGTATTAGGTGATGCTAATATTGAAGTTAGCGGGAAGTTTAACGCTCTTGTAAAGAACGATATTTCATTTACCGCAAGCGGGTCTATTAATCTAAACGCTGGTGAGACTTTTAATATTAGAGCTGAAAATATCGTAATGGAGTCTACTAATTTTGATCATACTACAGTAGGTAATCAGACAGTCAAAACAAATAAATTAAGTCTTAATATTGGGGATTCCTATAACCTACAAACAGGTACAAGCTTTAATATTCAATCTGATATTTTTAATCTCACTACTACTGGTGTTATATCACAAAAGTCAGCTGGTGATATGTCTCTTAGTTCTCAAGCCAGTATTAAAATTAAAGGTGACTCTTCTACTTCTATTAATAGTGGTGGAGATGTTAAACTTGGTGGTAGTATACTTCACCTTAACCCGAGTACAATTAAAGCGACATCCACTGCAGTGGTGCAAGGTATTAGAGTAGCTCCTGTGCAGGTATCTCCTACAAGCGCGGATAACCCTTCCGATCCTACCGCACCAACAGTAACCACCCCAACGTTTACTAATCTATTACAACCAGGGGTACGAAGCCTTACTAATGAAGTTGCCTCACTACCTGTTCCAAGACCGAATAGTAGATCACAACGCGCTGCTATTGAGAATGATGGGTTAAGTGGCCCAGTAGGTCGTAGTTTATATCCTGGATATAACTCAACACCCCCTCATTTTAATTCATCTGATACAGCACCTACTAGATCATTTACTCCAGTAACGGGTGTACCCGTCAATCCTAGGTTTGAAAATATTACCACGCCACCATATGAAGAACTTATATCGAAATATGTTAGACTCAAAGATGTAACTATCAACGCAGCCACGCGCGGTCATAGAATACCAGAAGGTGGATGGTTAGGGCTATCGATGGGGCAGATCGTAACAAATTTACAAGCTCTATCTGAAAACGTTATTGACAGAATCATTGAAAAATATGGTACCAGTGTAATTTTGTTGTCTGGCTTCAGACAACAAGAGAATGCGTCTCAGCATGCAATGGGAGAAGCTATCGATATTAGATTCAGTAATTTACCCGCCAATCAATATCAAACCAGGGCAGCCCAGCTCATCGAGGAAATACCATTTGATCAATTAATTGCTGAATATCAAACAGGGGGCAGTGGATTGCCCTGGATTCATATCTCTTATAAAAATACTGGCAATAGAAGACAGTATTTTACTATGATGGATCATAGACGTGTTTCTCCAATATCGGTAGCTTAAAATGTCATTCGTAAACGTAACACAAGCATCAGCACGAGCAGAAGATTTATCCAACTGCCTTATAAGAATGCAGTCACTTACACCCGAGCAGGCAAGCCTAGTACAAACATGCCTTAATGCTCAGAATACAGTAAATAATGCCATATCTCCAAGTAATTTACCAGTATCAGCCGATCCAAATAATGCCTCTGAAACGCTACGATTAGGGTTAGAAGGTAGATCAGAAGTCATTAGAAACAATCTAACCAACTCGTTAGGATTTACTCCTACAAATTCTCAAACAACAGAACTAGCAAGACTTAGTAGTGCATTAGGTACCGCGTTTGGCACTACTGTTGGAACTCTGGGTTCTGTTATAACTCAAGTAGAAGGTGGTTTAAACGCAGTACTGGCAGGATTAGAGCAGGGTGTAACATCTGCTATTACCTCTGTAGTTAACGAAGGTCAGAATATTATTAACTCAGCCGCTGCAGAAGTAGCTAACTCAATTAGTAGCTCATTACCAAGCACATCTAGTTTAATACCTGAAGGTGCTAGAAATATTCTATCAGACATTAACGATTTAACTAGATCAGTTAATGAATTAACTAACTCTACAGTATCTACTATTAACTCAGCAATCGAAGGAGTTACAAACGAACTTAACGTTATTTCAACTACTGTTCAGAATAACGTACAAGGGTTTATTGATTCTAACATTACTGGTCCAATTAGAGAGTCGTACAATAACGCGATTAATAATACTCTATCTCAACCACCAGTGCCACCTACCCCTACCACACCGACTGGTGAGCCGTACCCTTCATCTGGCGGGTATCCGCAACCAGGTGATAATCCTAACCCAATAAGGCGTGATGACGACTTGACTGATCTTGTAGAATTAACCGGTAGAAGACGTCAAGAGTTGGAAATCGCTGCTGCACGTGCTACTCTAGAAAATAGAGCTAGAGGTATATAACTTACTAATAAATACCTAAAAAGAGTATACTTATGTCAGGTTCTATCACTTCCAAACTCTATTACTCAGATATCGATATTAATCTCGACAGGCATCCAATATCAAATGATGCAGTCAGGGTTACTAATGACTATGCAGTTATAAGAGCTGTAAAAAATTTACTATTGACAGATTTCTACGAAAGACCATTCAAGAATAATATTGGAAGTAACGTTCGTAAACTTCTATTTGAAAACTTCACGCCTGATACACAGGATATTTTAAGACAAGTTATAGAAGAGACAATCACTAACTTTGAACCTAGATGTAACTTAATAGATTTAGTTATTACACCTTTCGAAGACAATAATGCTATTAGCATTTCTATTACTTTTGGTGTAATAAATAGGGAAGAACCAGTAACGCTAGATTTTTATCTAGACCGGATTAGGTAATGGCAAATTTTCTACCAGTTAATCAATTAGATTTCGACGGTCTAAGATCAAACCTAAGAACGTACCTGCAGGGTCAAGACCGCTTCAAGGACTATGACTTTGAAGGATCTAACATGTCTGTTCTGTTAGATATCTTAGCTTACAACACTTATCAGAATGCATTCTATTTAAATATGATTGGAAACGAGATGTTTTTGGATACCGCAACGTTGCGCGATTCCATTGTATCTCATGCAAAAGAACTTAATTATTTGCCACGCTCTTATACTTCTGCTGTTGCTACAATTCAAGTTAGTATTAATGTAACTAATAATTCAATCTATACAATTACACTACCTCAGAATTATAAGTTTACTTCTACAAGTAGTAATAGCACATATACCTTCTCTACATCAGAACCGACTATTATTAATCGCAATAGTAATAATCAGTTTATTAAGCAGTTGAATATCTACGAAGGCTTTTCGCTTACAGAGAATTTTATAGTTAATACAAGCATAACCGATCAGCGCTTTGTCCTCTCTAATGCTAAAGTAGATACAGATAGTATTGAAGTATTTGTAAGTCCTTCTACTATTAGCTCTAACTCAGTAGAATATAATTTTACATCGAGTATTTTCGGACTCAATGCAAACTCTACAGTTTATTTCTTGCAAGCAGCAGAAGATAGTAAATATGAAATTGTTTTTGGTGATGGGGTTGTAGGTAAAAAAGTAGATAACGGCAATCTGATTACTGTAAACTACAGAGTAGCTACTGGTAATACCGTAAACGGTTTATCTTCCTTTACACCTCAATCTACAGTTAATAGTTTTACAGTATCGGTACAGAGTACAGTCTCTGCTGCTTCAGGTGGTGCAGAGAATGAGTCTCTAAGCTCGATAAAGTTTAATGCAACTAGATTTTTCCAAACACAGGATAGAGTAGTAACAAAAGACGACTACAAAGCACTTATTATTGCCAACTTTCCTGAAATTAAATCCATAAGCGTATATGGCGGTGAAGAAATTCCTGTAGCTCCCCAGTATGGTAGAGTTGTTATATCACCTGTTACTCAGACAGGCAACCCTGTAACTCAGACTACAGCAGATAGAGTTTTAAACTTCGTACGTGAGAGGTCACCTCTTTCAATTAATCCAGTCATTCAAGATCCTGAATTTCTTGATCTGAAGATAATGACTACTGTTGAGTATAATGTTAATCAGACAGTTCTTACTAATAGCCAGATCGAAAGTTTGGTTAGTTCTGCGATAAGCACATTCAATAATGATAATCTAGTTGACTTTAACAAGACATTTAGATATTCTAAACTACTAACAGCTATTAATAGTTCGCATCCTAGTGTAGTCAGTAATCAAACCGATGTTTTGATGATTAAGTCAATTGTACCGCTACTTAATCAGAATTATTCTACTACCATATATTTCGGTAATAAAATTTTAAGAGATGATTATACAACATCTAGACCTCTTACAAATGAGTTTTCCTTATACTCATCTCAAATAACATATAATACAAGAGCTGCGTATTTTGGAGAAGACGGTACAGGTAACTTATTTGTATATGAACTTACAGGTGCGGGAAGAAACGTACTTAAAAGCAATGCAGGTACTGTTGATTACGAAAACGGTATTGTTAATATTAGTAATATTACCATGAATGATTACGTTGGAGATGGTATTACTTTTTATGCAGTACCAGGTAATCAAGATATTGCCGCGCTAAGAAATACAGTATTACGAATCAATAGCAATCTTAACGAAATTACAGTTGTAGCGATTAAAGAATAAAATGAGAGTTATTGAAAAAAATATCTCGCAATTTATTGAGAGTCAATTTCCTGCACTTTATAGAGACGAAGGACCTATTCTTGTTGCTTTTGTTCAGTCTTATTTTGAGTGGCTAGAAACAGCGAGTAACATTAACTATAAAGCAAGACGCGTTCTAGAATATAGAGATATAGATAGTACGCTAGATGAGTACCTAGTATATTTTAAAAACAAATATGCTAAAAATATACCACTTGATGCAGAAGCAAGTAAAAGGATACTAATTAAAAACATTCAGGATCTTTATAAGTCTAAAGGTTCTGAGAGAAGTTATGAAATATTATTTCGTACATTATATAACAAAGATGTAAAGATTTACTACCCAGGTGATGATATTCTAAGAGTATCTGACGGTGAATGGTATGAAGGTAGATATCTTGAAATTACCAGCTTTATATCTAATATCCAAGATTATGTCGGTAAAAAAATAATTGGTGTTAATAGTGGCGCTACTGCTATTGTTGAGAATTTTTACCAGAAAGTAGTAAATAAAAAAGTCATTGATATACTAGAAATATCTAATCTTAATGGTATTTTTGATTTCGGTGAAAAAATTAAAACCTTCGATACTTCAAATGTTATTGCTCAAGCAGTACCTATTACTGTAGGATCATTGACTGCGATAGGTGTAACTGACGGTGGTGCTAACTTTACTGTAGGTGATTTGTTAGATGTTAGCGGTAAAGGTGGTAACGCAAAGGCAAAAGTAACCTCTGTAACTAATCAGTTAGGTCGCGTAGATTTTTTACTTGAAAATGGCGGTTCAGGATATTCACTATCAGCGCTCTCGCAAGTTTACCCACAGCTGCAACTAAGCTATAATACCAGCTCAGGTAATATACAAGTAGATCAACTTATATACCAGTTAGATGGTGCTGCTATGAGCAGTAATGGTATCGTTACTGCTGTTAATTCATCCGTTATAACTTTAAAGCAAACAACTCCTACCTTTAACAGTGGTGAAAATGTTTTTACAGCTATTAGAGTTATTCTTGATGTAGTGTCTGGAACTTTTGCAAATGGTGAATATGTATATCAATCTAATGGTAGTGCAAACGTAGGTATTGGTCAGATTGTAGGTATCGTTCCTAACGTAGGTAATACTGCTTATTACGTTGGTAACGTTACAGGATCTTTTACTACTTCCGTTTATTCTACTGGCGGAAATACGTTCTTATTAGTAGGCAATACCTCCACTGCTCAGGGGTTTATCTATAACGTAGCTAGTGGTAGTAATACTGGATCGGCAAACGTTGCTAATATTGTTGGCGGCGGGACTGGCGCAAGTTTTAAGGTAGGTGCTATATTTGATAAGGAAGTAATCACTATTAATACTGATTACTTAAGAGATAAGTTAGACACAAAACTTATTACCTTTAATGAATCAAGTAATGCAACTGGTACCGTATCTGTAACTAATGGAAGCAATACAGTAACTGGTACTGGTACTTCCTTTACGACCGATTTTGTAGTTGGGGACTACATTCAAGTTAATAACAGCGCCGCGAAACAGATAAGAGAAGTTACATCAGTTACTAATAGTACTTCACTTACAGTTGCAACAAATTTTAGTAATACCCAAACTAGTGTACCCTATTACGAAGATCAATCTAATTATAGTTTTGCAAAGGCAGTAACTTTAGGTGATATTGAAAGAATAAGCACTAAAATAATCAATGCCCTGACATATCAAGAACTTGAAGTGGGGACTATTCAATACTTAAGTGGTATTAACCCAGGCACGGGGTATTCTTTAAATCCTTATGTTAGTATTATAGAGCCAGTCATAGCATCACTAGAAATACCAGGTGTAGGTAATAGAGTGAAAGGTGCAGACGCTATAATCCAAGCTACAGCAGGCTCATCAAAAGGCGTCGT